CTAGAACAGGGTGTGCTGGGCTGGGCGGCGGGCCTCGCGCTCGGCTCGCAGGATACGATAGATCGCCTGGATGCTCAAGCTATGCCGCGCGGCCAGATCGGCGACGTTGCCGCCGTTGAAGTCTTTGTAGATTTGAGCGTTGCGCTCACTATTGCGGGCCAGCATATCCATAGGGAAATAGACCTGCTGGCCGCCCCACTCGTCGGCCATGCGTGTGGCGACGGCGTCACCGAGGCGCTGGGCGCGGATTGCGTCCAGCCCATGCGCCTCGGCCAACTCTCTGGTCTTGGCCGCCAAGTCGGTCAGCAGTTCCGCCCCGGGTTGGCGATCGCTCATAGCAGCTCACCTCCAGCTCGGATCACCCACGCCTTGAGCGCCTCGATGACGCTACTGGCCGCAGCTGTACTGAGCCACTCCAGGCGAGAAATATGCGTCTGACGTTGGACGAATCGCGCCAGGGCCAGCTCTCCCGGATCGCGCACCTGGCCGAGGTCATGCAGCTGCAACCACAGGGCGCGGATCATCCGGGATTGAGGATCGTCTGCCAACATCTCCACTTTTGGACCGCCCCTGCCTGCCTGTGCCTGGAAGCCCTTACGGCGCAGGTGATCCACCACGCGCTCCAGCTGGGGGCCCGTCAACCCCTTTGCGCTGGGCTGCCCGGTCAACTGATCCAGCATGGCCCTGTAGGTGGGATCATCCAGAGACAACTCACGCTTGGCCACATGGATCAACTTGATCAGAGATTTGAGGTAGCCCTCGGAATATGTGCGGTGAGAGCGTCGGGGCGTTGCGCTCATCTCGTCCTCCCGGCCAGCCACGCAGCCTTGCGCAATCCGTCCCATGCATCCCAGTCAGCAGGCAGGGGACGACCATCAGCGGCCAAGCGTGGAGGCGTGGTCATTGGACCAGAAACCTGCGGCGGCTCGTAGCCCGGCCAGACCTCGGACAGGTGACGAGCGATCTCCCGCGCTACCGCCTCGGCGGCATCCGGGCGCAGGCGATCCGGAGGGCACAGCGCCACCACTCGGGCCGGGAACATCCCGTCGCGCAGGTCCGTCACGGCCCACTGCCCCTGATGCGCGTGGCGGGCCGCATATCGGGGAGTGCGGTCCATCACAGCTCCTCGGGGCTGCGCTCGTCCAGCTCCAGGGCCACGGTGGAAACCGTGGCGAATTGAGTCCGCAGAGGCCGCACTCGGCCCAGCTCCACGTCGCCCACGTCCAGCCGGACGCGCCCCAGGCGCTGGTCCAGCAGGTAGGCGTGGCCCGTGGTCACGCCGGGCGTCTCGCCGCCCTCAGCACCACGCACCAGGACCGCCGTCCCGGGCTGGTAGTGCCGGTTCCAGAGTTCCACGCGGATTCGTTCCTGATAGGGGGTGCTCACGGGGGGCCTCACTTATAAATGCAGTCGTTGCCACAAATCCACGAACGCCAGCGCCGCAGCCACCGGGACCACTCCGTTGCCGAGCAGGTACAGGCGCTCAGACCTGCTGGCCAACCCATGAGTTGCTCCACCCAATCCGGGTTCAATTGTTCGCGGCGCCTCCCAGGGGTGCTGCGGAGAGGCGGCATTGGCCGGCCATGGCCAAGCACGGTTTGGGCAGGCAGACCCAATACTGCTGTGGCCAGGCCGTCGCCGCTCTTGGGACTGAGCCCTTTGCGGTTGTTGTTGCCGCACGCTGTTGGGGTGGGCCACAGCCTCTCGACCTGCGCAACCACGGCAGGCAGGCTGGTGCTCTGCTGGGATACTCCCCTCAACCGATATTTCGTGTCCGACGCCAGGGGGGTAGGCCACGCCAGTACCGCATAGTCCAGGTCTGGTTGGTTGCGGCGAACTGCACAGGGAGATGGTGTCCTGCGGGAGGCCTTGGGCGTCGGCCAAGGCCTTGACAGCCAAGATGAATACTCGGGCGCGAACATGCGGCGCGCCACATTCTGCCGCGCTGTAAAGTCCCGCCTCAATTCGGTAACCCAAAGCGAGGAGATCAGCGTGGACGGCAGCCAGTCCGCGCCTAACGTGCCCTGAAACATTCTCGAAGAAACAGATTGGCGGTTGAACTTCTGTAACAATCCTCCTGACCTCAGGCCACAAATGGCGCTGGTCATCTTTTCCACGACGCCGACCTGCGTCACTGAACGGCTGGCACGGGTAGCCCGCAGAGACGATATCCACAACTCCACGCCACGGGCGGCCTGCGAACGAGTGTAGGTCAGACCAGACAGCCGGGAGAGGTAATCCCGCCGCTTCCACCCCCGCCAAGAAAGCGGACGCAGCGTGTCCCGACCGTTCGACAGCACAGACAGTGCGGTATTCTCCTGGGAACAGCAGGTGGAACCCAAGTTCGAGGCCGCCTGCCCCGGCACATAAAGCCATGCCATTCATGCTATCCTCCCGGCTGCTCATCAGGCCGAGGGCGCCACCCCTCGGCGACCGCCCCGCAGGGGGCGGTTTCGCTTAATTGAGCTGCGCCCTTACCATTTCCCGAAACGTCGTCAGTGCCTGGAGGGCCTCGTCGCCAGAGGACGCGGTGGGTAACCCGGGAACGATGAGGGTTTCACCGTCGTAGCCATGGACGGCCAGCACCTCGACGGCGTCGCGCAGGCGCTTACTGAAGTCCCTGGCAATAGGCAGCGCCCCTTTGGGGAGCTGATTGCCGAAATCAATCTTGCCGTTTCTCCAGCAGTAGACGACCACCTTGTTTGCCATGCTTCATCTCCTTTATTGGATTGCCCGGGAGGGTGCGGGCCCGGTCACGGGCGTGGACAGCGGCACCGTGGCCCCGTCCCGCACGCCGTCCCACCGGGCGGGCGACTGCGGCGCGGATATCTGACGGATACGCAAGCCCGGCGGCATAGCCTCCTGGATCGCCGTGTCCTTGAGCGGGACCAGTGCCGCCTCGGTCGCGGGTGTGATCAGGCTCTGCGCCTGGAGGCGCTGCCCTACCGTCTGCGCCAATCCATAGAGGTATGCGGCCCGCGCCCGGTTTTTGGACCGGCTGCCCCGGAACCGCCGCCGGGAATCGGGGCGGCCCATATACCGCGACCCGAGGCGCAGCAGCGTCCGGTACAGGTAGCCGAACGTCCACGCGCACACCTCGGGATCGGCGCCGCAGCCGACAAAGGACGTGCGCCCGTTACAGTCATGGAAGTACTGGCAGCCGAAGGCCTCAGCGGTGTGGAAGGCCAGCCGATGCGCCCACTTCTCCAGGCATTTGCGGGTGCGGTGTTCGGCTGTCCACGCGGACGTGCCCGTCTCGTCAGCAGGCACGTCCGCCAGGGAGAGGTTGTGCTCCGCCAGCAGCGCCTGGGCTTTTGCCGCAGCGGCTGCCGCCTCGTGCTCATTGTCACTCCCCGCCAGGGCCAACAACTTGCGGACCTTGTCCAGGAGCCTGGCTTGGCTATCCATTCACCGCCCCCTTGAGGCCCTTGGCGGGGGCGAACCGCACGGTGCGGGAGGCCGGGATAGAGATGGGCTCGCCGGTCTTGGGGTTGCGGCCCTGCCGGGCGGGGCGGGTCGCAACCGAGAACTTGCCAAAGCCGGTGAGCATGACCTCGCCGCCACGTTGCAGCTCCTGCGTTATGACCGCGAACGTGGAAGTCAGGATTTCCTCATTGGTCATGCCCCGGTAGGAATTCCCCTTCGTTACCGCAGCGATCAGTTCCGTCTTGTTCATGTTGTGCTCCTGTGGTGTTACGCCTCACCCTTGAGGGCTTCGGCGGAGATTTCGATGAAGAACTGATCCGTCACCTTGCGCTCCATGCCCACGGCATCGAGCTTGCCATCGGTCCAGTCGCGCATGGCTTCCTTGTTCACGGTCTCGCTGGTCTTCACGGCGTCGAGCCAGCCCAGGTCTTTGAGCTTCTCCAGCACGTGGCCCATCTTGACCTTGGCCCGGGCCACAATGCTGGTGGACTGGCGCCAGCCGATGACGCCGTGGGGCAGCTCCAGGCTTTTGCGCCGGGCGAACAGCTCGGCCCGGTTGACCTCGGCGAAACCGTTCAGCGCCGTGCCCAGGGCCTTCTGGCGCTCCTTGTGCGGCGCGGCCTCGGCGTCCGCGTTGGCCTTGATGACGTCCATGTTCTCGTTCATGTCCGCCTCGATGGCCCGCAAGCGCCGTTCGAGTTGCGCCATTTCGGCCAGGGCGGCCTTGGCCTGTTCCATGGTGGTGATGATTTCGCCTTGCGGCTTGAGTCTCTTGGTCACGGTTTCCTCCTGTGTTTGCGTTAGACGCTCTTGATCACATCTGCGGTCACCAGCGGGGAGCCGAGGTCGGCGGCCATATTCATGCTGGCGGTGAGCATGTTCCCGACGGCGAGCGGGTAGACCAGGGACACGCTGTCCCGACTGCCGCGCAGGCTGTTGGGGCCGGTGAGCTTGGCGCGCAGGGCCTCGACGGCGTCCTCGGTGATGACCTTGGCCAGATCCACTCCGACCCGGGAAAACTTGAATTTCAGGTAGTCAATCAGGGAGCCATTCATGGGCCGCAGCTCGACCATTTCGCACCGCTGGACCACCTCGCGGACCTCGTGCGAGCCCTCGCTGAGTTTCTGCTTCAGCTCGGGCTGGCCCAGCAGGATCACGCCCAGCAGGCGCTTGAAGCCGTCCTCCAGCTCCAGGAACCGTTTCAGGTGCTTGAGCGTCGGGATGCTCAGACCGTGGGCCTCTTCGATTATTAACAGGTGGCTGTTCCCCGCCTGGCTGGATTCGCGCAGGGCGGTGTGCAGCTGGCGGAACCGCGCCTCGGGGCTGGAGGCGACCTTGCGCAGCGGCGCGACGGTGGCCATTATGGCCTCGGTTATGTGCAGCGCCTTCAGCGTCTTGCCGATCTTGTCGTTGTCCTCCATGCCCAGGACGTAGGGCTCAATGACCAGCACGGGCTGCCCCTCGCGCGAAATGCGGTCGACCAGGTCGCGCCGCAGGGTGGATTTGCCCGACCCGCTCTCGCCGACCACGGCGAGGAACCCCCCGTGGCGGGCGACGTGATACATGGACTCGCGCACATAGCGAATGTCCTTGGACAGGAACACGTCCTCGTGGGTGCGCACGTCGTCGGAGAACGGGTCGACGGGCAGGCTGAAATGGCGCCGGGTCTCGGGGAACAGGCCTTGTCTACGAAGCAGCATGGTTTCCTCCTGTGCAGCCGGGCGGGCTGCGGTTGTGCCGACCTTGTCGAATGCGGCATCCAGGGCGTCGGCGGGAGCCCCGTGCTGCCGCAAAAAGTCCATCACCTGCTGGCGGATTTCGCCTCGGCTGCGTCGCTTGGGCCAGCGACCGTGCCGGACGAGCTGGGTCAGAGCAGCCGGGGATATCCCCGCCGCGTCCGCGACCTCGCGCTGGGAAATGCCCAGCGCCTCGATGACGGCCTTGAGCCTAAGCATTGTGCCCTCCCACAGCGCGCAGGACCGCTCCGGCCCGAGGCTCGGGGGCGGCCAGGCGCGCGGCAATTGCGTCTATCTCGTCGGCGGGGACGCCGCCGGGGTAGCGTTGCACCAGCCAGGCGTATCGTTCCGCAGTCCAGGCGGCGCCCAGGGCCGCCTTGAGGGCGCGGGCGGCCTCGATGTGCGACAGCGGAGCGACCTCGCGCCGGGCGGCGTCCAGGCCCAGATCGCGCCCGCGCCGGGGGATGTAGGTGGGGGCGGCCTTGAGGTCGGCCATAACGTCGAGGCCTTCGGGGGCTCGCAGGTTTTTGCGGTCCGCACCGCCGGTCAGCGCCTCGATCTCCTTCGTGCGCATGTCGGCCTGGGTGTCCGGCAGAGCCTGGAATTCCTGGCCAATGATCGGGGCCGCCGCCCAGAACCCCGCATCGGTCTTGGCGACAGGCTCGACGGTCCAGACCGATTCGCCCGCCACCGGGTCGGGCACGATCACGTCCACCGCCGGGGCCCGGTAGGGGTTGACCACAACCTGGACCTTGGACTGGGGCACCAGCCCGGGGACGTAGCGGAGATCGTAGTCGGCGCGCCCGTAGCCCCGGACGGCGTGGCTGATGGTCATGTCCGCGCGCACGGTGGCCTCCTTGGGCTTGGTGGTCACCAACTCCCTGCACAGGTCCAGAGGCGGGGCCAGGCGCAGTTGCGCCTCGGTGATGGTCAGCCAGAGGTCGTTGCGGGTGCGCCCGGTGCGGGAGTGGCGCTCGTAGGCGTTGAAGTGCTTGCGCCAGCGGTCGGCCTCGGCCTGGAGCTGCTCCAGGGACTCCACGCGCAGGTAGGCCAGCCGCCCCTCGAAGCGCCGCTCGACGATGTTGTTGGCGACCTCCACGGCCCCCTTGGCCCGGGGGTTGCCGGGCAAGTGGGTCAGGTGGCGGACACCCAGGCGGTCCAGGAGATTGAGGAACAGGTGCGAGGTGTTGGCGGAGCCGCAGTCCATGAGCAGCTGCGCCGGAACCCCGTGCAACGGGTCATCCGCACTCCGCTTGCTGATGGCCTCCAGGAACACGTCCACCAGACCCTGGGCCGTCTCACCCGGGGAGAGGACGTATTTGACGAAGATGGAGCCGGAGTAGTGGTCCACGATCACATAGCGCCACACGCGCTCGTTGGCGATGCGGGCCATGTTGCCGGGCTTGTTCTTGTAGAAGGCGGCTTCGTCCATCACGGCCAACCCGCCGGTGCGCAGGTAGAACAGTACGCAGAGCGATGGGTCCACCTGCCAGGTGTGGTTGGGGTGCAGGCTGCGCATGTGGACGCACGGCTTGCCTTGGGCCAACTGACCGGGGTGGCACCCGAAGCGGCGCATGGCCCGCGCCAGCGTCGTCGGGGACTTGGGCAGGACAACCTCGCCTGTCGCGGGGTTCACCACGCCGTGGCCGTTTTCGCGCATGATCTCCAACGAGTCGGAGATCGTCAGCGTGCGCTTGCCATTGGCGCGCACGGCCTGGCGCACCAGGGCCGCCGCGTGGACGGCGACGTCTTCGGGGATGGAGAGGCGACCACGGTCGGCCCGGGCTTTGCGCCCGCTGGCCCAGCCCACGTCGCGCAGGCGCCGATAGAGCTGCTGGCGGGAGCAGCGCAGCAGCTCGGTGGCCTCGGCCACCACAGCCCCGCGCTGCCCGTGCGGCGCGTCGGCCAGCCGTTCGGCTACGTCGCGCAGGTAGTCCAGCTCGGCCAGTTGCGGGTTCATGCCGTCGCCCCTTCGTCGGCCACGCCCAGGCCCCGGGCTGCCTCGGCACGCGTCCACTCAGGGCGCACGATGCCCTCGAAGTCCACAGCCACGCCGTAGTTGGCAAAGTGGTTGCCCACGCCCTCGGCCCAATAGCGGGCCAGGTTGTGCGCGTAGTCGCTCGTGTGGGGGGAGCAGCCGTCGGCCTCCAACAGATCGGCCAGCTCGCCCAGGAACTCGTTCACCGCAGCACTGGCCTTGACCTCGGCCAGGGACAGACGCTCGACCGCCGCCGCCTCGCGCTCCAGGGCCAGGCGCGCACGCTGGGCCGGGGGCAGGCTCTTGAGCCGCTCCAGTTCCAGCTGGGTCTTGTCCAACTGCTGGGCCTTGGTCTGGAGCAGCCTGTCGCGTGCGTCCAGATCGGCAGCCAGATCCTCGGCCTCCTTGCGCGCGGCGGCCTGCTGGGCGGCGTGGCGCTCGGCCATGTCCTGGAGCAGGGACAAGGCATCGTCCTTGGTGGCGTCCTCAGCCAGGGCGCGCTTGACGGCCTCCTGGTCCTCGGCGGGCAAGGCCTTGAGGGCCCGGTAGTCGCGGTTGCGGAACCCGACGCGCTCGGCGGCCTCGTACAGGTCCGGGCCCAGGGTGTGCATGTGCTGCGAAAGTTCTTGGAGCCGCTGGTAGGACTTGCCGAGTTTGACCTCGCAGAACTCTTTCAAATCTGCGACGTGTCGCACATTTCCGGCCTCGTCGCGGATGGGTATCTTTTGGTAAGCCTTCTCTTTCTTCATTTTTTCAAAAATCTGCACGAGCATGGAATCTGCGACGGTCGCATAAAACAACGTCGCATCCAGCCGCCCGAGGTCGCGCAGCACGCCTTCCACGTCCATGACAGCCTGGGAGACCGCGGCGGCGGTGTTCTGGTCCTGGGCCAACTGCGCGGCGCGCGCGGCGCTGATCTCGGGCACGGAATCCGGCCCTTTGCCGGGGCTCATGTCTTTGCCCCAGGCTTTGCGCGCCTCGGGGCACAGGCCCGTGGGGCACATGCATTTCGTTTCCCAGGCGGGGATCTGCGCGCCAGGGGTCGGGTCGTCCAGCGGGGCGCGGTACTCGCAGGTTGCGCAGGGGTAGGTCATGCTCTCTCCTTATCGCGCGCCAGCCGCGACGCGCTGTCTCAGTTCGTGGATGCGGGCAAGGGCGGACTCGGTTTCCCGGGCAAAATGCTCCGCCGTCTGGAGCAGCCAGACGCTATGGGCCCAGCGGCCATCGTCCAGGCGCAGGGCGAGGCCTTCGGCCTCCAGGGCCTCCAGGGCCCGGCAGACGTTGACGGGGCTGTCGCCGACCGCATCGGCCAGCTCCTTGTTGGACAGGCCCGTCAGGGCGTGGCCCCGCAGGGCCTTGAACACACGCAGGGCGCGGCGGGCCGAGCCGGGGCCAGTGCTCTTGGGGGTGCTATCCATCACGCGCTCTCCCGCAGCACCTGGGCGAAGCCTTCGGCATCGCAGCGCAGATCGAAGAACGCCGGGCCGCCGTCGCGGCAGACGTTCATCCACTTGGCTCCGGCAAAGCGCACCTGCACGCCCCACCAGGTGCGGTGGGTCATCGTGTCTATCCACTGGGCGGCGCGGACCTTCATGGGGCGGGATTGGGGCTGGGTCATTGCCCTGCCTCCAGGCCCTGCTCCTGCCGGGCGCGCTGGGGGACGTATTTGACGACGGTGGCGCCGGAGTAGTGGTCCACGATCACATGGCGCCACACGCGCTCGTTGGCGATGCGGACCAGAGTCAGGTCAGCATCCCACAGGCGCTGGGCCAAAGATCTAACCGGCATGGGCCACCTCCTGCCTCGTGCTGGAGGCCCAATGTGGGCAGCGGACGCCGGTGCAGGTGGGGGCCAGCCGGGGGTCGATCTGGCAGCGCGTCAGGGCGAGGTGGCGCGGGCCGTAGGGGCGCAGCCGCGCACAGGTGGGGCAGGAGCGGTTGGCGGGGTCGTGGACGCTAGCCCAGGCGCCGCAGCCGGGGCGGTCGGGCTCGACCCTGCTGTCGCCCTGTCGCGCGTCGTCGTACAGGGCGATACACAGGCCCTGGCCCGGGGAGCGCAGGGCGGAGCCCAGGTCGGGCAGGTAGTGGATGCAGGTGCTACACGATTTCTCTTGCATGGCTTCCTCCTTGATATTGTGGGTGCCGGCTCCCCCTGGTAACGGCTGGACGAAACGCAAACAGACAGCCTCAACAGGAGGAGCCGGGATGGTGACGAACGACGATCTCGCAGAGGTTCTTTGGGGGTTCCTGATGGCCTTGCCCAAGCTGCCCCTGGAGGAGAAAAGCCTTTTGGACCGGGAGTACGAGACACCGTTCTTCGAGGTGCTGGCAAAATCCGAATGCCTCACGGCCATGGACGTGTCTCTTTGGGCGAAGCCCATGCGGGCTTTGCTGGACCATCTGATATTCCAGTACATCTCTGTGCTCACGTCCGGTTACGAGTGGGATTTGCCGCCTGATCTATTGGCGGGATGTTCGGACGGGGTATGGCGGCGACCGCTGCTTTCACATCTCGCAAAACGTCGCTGGCCCGTGCCGAGCGAGGTGCCTTGGAAAGGACTCGTTCCACGGCACTGAACACGGCCTTGCGGTACTCCTGGGGAAGACTGTTGAACTCTTCCAGAGGAGTGGTTTTTCTTGATGTCTCCTCAACGCGCGGAACGAGGACGGTCCTGCCCCCGTAGCGGCGGCTGACATACTGAAACCACAGCCGGTAAACGAATTCCCGAAGATGCTTCATCCGATCTTCTCCCAGATTTCACGTTTGCGCCGCGCCCGGGCCTTGTCCTCGGCGGTCAGCTGCCCCAGCTCGTAGAGGGGCTTTTGGTCCTGGGTGAGGACCAGGATTTCGGCGGGGGCCAGGGCGGCGCGGGCCAGGGCCTCGGAGCCGGTGATGACGCACAGGGCCGCCAGTTGATCCAGGGGGATGCTCCGGTCGTGCTTGCCCGGGGCGGCCCAGTTGTTGACGGCATGGACGGACACGGGCTCCCCGGTGAGGCGGGTCAGCTCGTCGGCAACGGTTTCGCGGGACAGGCCGCAGGACCGCAGGGCCTGGCCCAGGGCCTCCTTGACGGCCTCGCTGGTGCGCAGGCTGCCCGCTGCGCGCTGGCGCGAGGGCAGGCTGGACAGGGGCAGGGTCAGTTGGACCAACCCTGTGTCTAATTTGTGCGGGCGCTTAGACATTGCGTGTCTGCCAGATTGCCGCTACAGATTTGGGCATGGCGGGCTAGATGGCCTCGGCAATGCGATCGTCGCTGACGACATCGCCGCGCTTCAGCCCCAGGTCCACCGCGATGGCGTGGCTCATGCCACGCTGGGGCGACCGATCCCCGTTGAGGATCATACGGGCCAGAGCCTCGGAGTATCCCCGCTGACGGGCCCAGGCGGCGATGGAGAGGCCCTTGCGGCGGAACTCGGCCTTTACCTCTTCAGGAGTGCGAATTGTGCTGTGATTCATAGTCGGTGAGCTCGTTTTTCCGTGTTTGTGGCAACCAGTTCAAACGTGTGCGAACAAGATATGCACCCAAACGGGTGCAACGTCAAGAACCTATTTGGGTTAATCTTGAGCTATGCCCGAAAATCCCCTAGGCGACAGACTTGCCCTCGTTCGAGGAAAAATGACGCAACAACAATTTGCCCAACGATTAGGGGTGAGTAGGAATACTCTGGTTCGATATGAAAAGGGCGACCGGATTCCGGACGCGACCTTCTTGGCGCAGGTCATTTCTGAGTTTGGGATAGATGCCAATTGGCTACTCTTGGGCGTCGGCGAGCCCCCCGCACCAAAGCTGACCCCGCGCGAGGCGGCGCTGCTGGACAATTATCGAAACAGCCCCGCCGAGGAACAACGGAGCCTCGAAACGATGTGCGCTCTGCTCGCGAAACGAGGGGGGGACGAGGAGACGGAGGCTGGGCGGAATAAGAAGGCGGGGTAAAAATCTCTGACGCGTCGGATATTTTATTGTTACCTTTTGGCTTAATGTGCTGTAATTATTGCTGACAACTCGGCAAGAAATCTCTGACGGTCAGATATTTTGAGCCAGGGAGGGAGTATGAGGAACCTTATTGTCGCAGTCCTGCTGGCAGCCCTGGCCCTGGGGTTGCCTGGGTGTGGGGCAGACGCCCCGCCGCCGCCCCGGAAGATTGCTCTGCCGACGGAGACGCCAGAGGCCACGGGGGCACTCTTGCCCAAGGGGCTGGGCCTCCTCCCTGAAGATGTGGAGCCGCTTTACAATGAAGCGGCAGCCAGGCTCGGCTCGACGGCCCTGACACCGCCAGCCGAGATCAGCGAGAGGGACTGGGGGACGCTGGTCAAACTCAAGTTTTCGCCAACCGTGTCGCTGATGGCAACGGCGCACGGGGGCGCGGTGGATGGCATCCTTTTGACGTTTGCCGGTGGAGGCGAGGCAGAGGCGGCCCGTTTCATCCTCTGCTCCGTAACGCTGTTGGAGACCGTGTTGCCTGGGCTGACAGAGGAAGAGCGGGATTCCGTCCTGAGCCAAATAGGTTTTTTTGATGCGTCAGCTCAGGAAGGAAGCGTTGTTTTCAGAGGAATAAAGGTAGGCCATTCCAAGGTCGGAGGCGCAGTCACCTTCAGCCTCTCGGAATCATAGCATCCCCCGCGCCATAGCCCCCACCGCCAGGCCGCCCCTCGGGGCGGCCTGGCCGCTTGTATCATTCTCGCCGCCCCCCTATCTTTTAACCCGCGTTAGAAGACGCGGCGCGGCTGCCGCCCTATGGTCGACCTGCATGGTTTCCCCGGCGGGTTCGGCGGTCGCGCCCCCTGCGACCGCCGGGCCCCCGGACATACCTGGAGGTTCGACGATGCGTGCTCCCCGGCTGTACCCCGCCTATCTGCTCGCCGCGCCGCTGCTGGTCGCGGTCTGGCTGCTGGCCCCGCAGCAGCTCGGCGTGATCCTGTACAAATGCGCCCTGGTCGTGCTGGCCGGGATTGCGGGCTATCTGCTGGACCGCTGGGCGTTCCCGTACGGGCGCCCGCATCTGGCGGCCCCCGACGCCACACCCGACGCCCCAGGCGCCGAGGGCCGGGGCCTGGACTGCTGGGCCTGGCTGTACATCGCGGCCACCCTGCGCCGGGCGCTGATCATCGCCGCCGCCATGCTGGCGGTGGGGCTGGGGCTGTGATGCCTCGTAACCGTCAGCCGCTTCCGCTGGGAGCGCGCATTTTCTGGGCCGTGGTCTTGGCGTGGGGCACCCTCACGCTGTTGGCCCTGGTCACGCTGGCTCAGGCCGCCGAGATCCCGCGCGAGGCCCTGGCCCACCGCAGCACCCTGGTGCGCGCGGCGCGGGCGGAGTGGGGCCTCGGGGCCCCGGTGGCCGTGATGGCCGCGCAAGTCCACCAGGAGAGCCGCTGGCGGGCCGACGCTGTATCGCCCGTCGGGGCCCAGGGGCTGGCGCAGTTCATGCCCGCGACGGCGCGCTGGCTGCCCGAAGTCGCACCGCAGACCGGCACCCCGGAGCCCTGGAACCCCGGCTGGGCCCTGCGGGCTCTGGCGGCCTACGACCTGTGGCTGTGGCGGCGCGTGGAGGCGGCGGACGACTGCAACCGCTGGGCGCTGACGCTGTCGGCCTACAACGGCGGGCTGGGCTGGGTGCGCCGCGATGCGGCCCTGGCCCGGGCCCACGGGCTGGACCCCTTGCGCTGGTGGGGCCAGGTGGAGGCCGTCAACGCCGGGCGCGGCCCGGCGGCCTGGAGGGAGAACCGGACCTACCCGCGCCGCATCATGCTGCACCTGACGCCGCTGTACGCGGCGGCGGGCTGGGGCCAGGGGGTATGCCCGTGACCTGGCTGCGCGCCGCGTGGGCGCTGGTGGGCTGGCGCGGGGCCCTGGGGGCCGCCGGGTTGCTGGCCGCCGTGGGGCTGGGCCTGGCGCTGTGGCTCACCCAGGCCCGGCTGGACTCGGCCCGGGCCCGGCTGGCCGCCGAGCAGGCCGAGTGCTCACGGGCCGTAGCGGCCCTGGAACTGCGCCTGGCCGCCGCCCAGGCCGAGGCCGCCGCCCTGGACGCGTCGGCCCGGGCCCTGGCCGGGCAGGTGCGCGCCACGGAAGCGGCCCAGGCCCGGGAGCGCCAGCGCCGCACGGCGGCCCGCGCGGCCCTGGTGGGCGCACAACCCGTGCCCGCATCGCGGGCGGAGGAGGAATATGCGGTGGTGGACCTGGCCAGCAGCGCGCGTGTTGCTGCTGTGCTCAATGATGTTTTTGGCGGGCTGCGCGACGACGCAGCCGACCCTGGCGCCGCCCCCGGCGCCCCCGGCCTGCCCGAGCCCGCAGCGGCCCGCCCTGGCGCCGCTCGACCCTGACATGCACCTGGGCAGCGAACAGAACCTGGAGACGCTGATGCACAACGTGATCGACATGGCGGGCTATGTGGAACGCCTGGAGGCGGCCCTGCGCTGCTGGCAGGCCCGGGAGGGGGCACAGTGAGCCTGGATTATGTGGCGTGGCGATTCTGGTGGGATTTGATCCAGACGGGGGCAACGCTCGCCGTCGGGGCCTACGTGTGGTTCGTGAACCGGGACCGCGTGACCCACTCACGGATCACGGTGCTGGAGCAGACGGTGGATAAGCGGCTGGACGGTGCCGAGGCCCGGCTGGCGAAGGTCGAGGCCGACTGCGGGCACCTGCCCAAGCACGGCGACCTGGCCCGGGTCTACGACCGCATCAACGGGGTGGCGGGGAAAGTGGGCGACGTGGGCTCCGCCGTGTCTGAACTGGGCGGGGAAATGCGCGCCATGCGCCGGAGCATCGACCTGATCAACCAGCACCTGATCAACCGGAGGGAGGGATGAGCTACGCCACGCTGCTGCAGGAAAACCGCAGGCTGGAGATACTGCGCGCCCTGGCCCAGGACCCGGACTACGAGCTGAACGCGCCGCTGTTGCAGGACGTGCTGCGCCTGACCGGCCTGGGGGCCAGCGCGGACCAGGTGCGCACGGATGTGGCCTGGCTGGCCGAACAGGGGCTGGTCACCGTGCGCAGCCTGGAAACCGTGCCGTTGGTGCGCCTGACCGGGCGCGGGTGCGACGTTGCCGCCGGGCTGGCCCTCGTGCCCGGCGTGGCTCGCCCGAGGCCGGAGTAGCCATGCCCCGGCCAAGCACCATCAAGGCCCTGCCTCCGGACATCCTGGAGCGGTTGCAGGAGCTGCTGCGCGACCCGCGCGTGTCCCAGTTGGAAGTGACGGCGCGGATCAATGACCTGCTGGCCGCCGAAGGGTACGACCTGCGCGTCTCCAAAAGCGCGGTCAATCGCTACGCCGTGCAGATGGAAGAGGTCGGCGCCAAGCTCCGGCAGTCCCGCGAGATCGCGGCGATGTGGATCGGCAAGCTGGGGGCTGCGCCCCAGGGCCAGGTCGGGCACCTGCTGAACGAGATCGTGCGCAATATGGCGTTCGACACGGCGATGCAGCTGTCGGAAGGCGAAGAGCCGGTCCATCCGAAGTTGATCAAGGAGCTGGCGCTGGCCGTCGCCCGGCTGGAATTCGCCGCGTCGTCCAGCGTCAAGCGCGAGTCTGAAATCCGGCGGCAGGAGCGGGAGCGCCTGGCCGAGTCTGTGGACGCCGTGGGCGAAGAGGCCCAGCGCGAGAAGCTGACCCCTGAGCAGGTGCTGGATCGCGTCAAGGCCATCTACCGGGGCGAAGCATGAGCGGCATCCTGACCCCGTATCAGGTGCGCTGGGTGAACGACAAAAGCCGGTTCAAGATCGGCATGTTCGCCCGCCAGACGGGCAAGACCTTCGGGACCACATACGAGATTGCCGAGGACGTGCTGGAGCACGACGTGGCGCGGAAGAAGACGCGCTGGGTCATCCTGTCGCGCGGCGAGCGCCAGGCGCGCGAGGCCATGAACGAGGGGCTCAAGCTGCACCTGCGGGCCATGGGCGCGGCCTGCGAGCTGCTGGAGGTCGACTCGGGCTACCGCTACGAGGACGGCAGCAGCATCCGGGCCCTGGAGACGGAACTGCACTACGGCTCCCGCGTGACGGCCCTGCCCGCGAACCCTGACACGGCGCGGGGTTTCTCGGCCAACGTCTTCCTGGACGAGTTCGCCTTCCACCAGGACTCGCGGGCCATCTGGTCGGCGCTGTTCCCGGTCATTTCCGCGCCCGGCCTGAAGCTGCGCGTGGTGTCCACGCCCAACGGCAAGGGCAACAAGTTCTACGACCTCATGACCTCCCAGGCTCTGAACGGCGTGTGGTCGCGGCATGTGGTGGACATCTACCAGGCCGTGCGCGACGGGCTGCCCCGCGACATCGAGGAGCTGCGGCGCGGCATCGCGGACCCCGACGCCTGGGCCCAGGAATACGAGTTGCAGTGGCTGGACGAGGCATCTGCCTGGCTGCCCTACGAGACCATCAACGCCTGCGAACACGACCTGGCCGGGCGGCCCGAGCTGTACGGGGGCGGTCCCTGCTTCGTGGGCGTGGACGTCGCGGCCCGCAACGACCTGTACGTCATCTGGGTCGACGAGCTGGTGGGGGACATCCTGTGGACGCGCGAGATCATCGCGCGCAAGCGGATCACTTTCGCCGAGCAGGACGCGCTCCTGGCCGACGTGTTCCGGCGTTACCTGGTGCTGCGCTGCTGCATGGACCAGACCGGCATGGGCGAGAAGCCGGTGGAGGACGCCAAGCGCCGCCACGGCGAGAACCGCGTGGAGGGGGTGCTGTTCACCGGGCCCAACAAGCTGCACCTGGCCACGGTCGGCAAGCAGGCGTTCGACGACCGCAAAAACCGCATCCCCCTGGGCGACGAAGAACTGCGCGCGGATCTGCACAAGCTCCAGAAGGTCACCGGGCCCACGGGGACGCCGCGCTTTGTCGCCGACTCGGACAGCGCCGGACACGCCGACCGCACCTGGGCCAAGTTCCTGGCGACCTACGCTGCCTCCGGCCCTGCCGAGGCTTTCGGGTACCAAGCCGTTTCCCTTCGCAATGCTCTCGACACAGACCGCATAACCCGGGCCGTGCGCTGCACGGCGGGGTTCCGGCGAGGAGCGATTTGATGCTGTACGATCATCTGGGGCGCCCGGTGGACACCGGCGCGCTGCGCCGCGAGCACGCGGCCCCGTCGCTGGTTGGGGTGCGCAGCGTCTGGCACGAGGCCAGCGTGGCCCAGGGGCTGACGCCCGAACGGCTGGCGCGCATCCTGCGCGACGCCGCCGAGGGGGAGCTGCGCGAGTACCTCGTGCTGGCCGAGGAGATGGAGGAGCGCGAGCCGCATTATTCCAGCGTGCTGGGCACGCGCAAGCGGGCGGTGGCAGGGCTGCCCGTGACGGTGGAAGCGGCCAGCGACGAGGCTCGCGACGTGGAGATCGCCGACGCGGTGCGCGAGGAGCTGGTGGGGCCGCCGCAGTTCGGCGATCTGGTGGATGACCTGCTGGACGCCCTGGGCAAGGGCTTCTCGGCCTGCGAGATCATGTGGGAGACACGGCCCGGGCGCTGGGTGCCGCGCGAGTATCGCTGGACCGACCAGCGGTTTTTCCTCTTCGACCGGGACAGGGGCCGGGAGTTGCGGCTGCTGGACCAGGCCGACATGTACCAGGGGCTGCCCCTGCCCGCGTTCAAGTTCGTGACGCATCTGCCGCGCCTGAAAAGCGGGCTGCCCGCGCGCGGCGGCCTGGCACGGCTGGCCGCAGCCGCCTACATGTGCAAGGCGTTCACCCTCTCGGACTGGATGCGCTTCGCCGAGGTGTTCGGGATGCCGATCCGCGTCGGGCGCTACGGACCGCAAGCCTCGGAGCAGGACAAGCTGACGCTGATCCGGGCGGTGGCCAACATCGGCACGGACGCGGCGTGCATCATCCCCGACGGGATGCGCCTGGAATTCGTCGAGGGCGGCAAATCCACCGGCGGGCAGGATCTGTTCGCGCGGCTGGCCGACTGGCTGGACCGCCAGATATCCAAGGCCGTGCTGGGCCAGACCATGACCACGGACGACGGGGCGAGCTTGAGCCAGGCCCAGGTGCATGACGAGGTGCGCCAGGACATCCGCGACGCCGACGCCCGGCAACTGGGCAACACCATCAACCGCGACCTGGTGCGACCGTTCGTGGACCTGAACTACGGGCCGCCCAAGGGGGGCTACCCCCGGGTGAGCTTTTTCCTGCCCGAGGCGCAGGATCTGAAGCTCCTGGCCGAGGCGCTGGGCATACTGGTGCCCCTGAATTTGAAGGTCGAGCAGTCCGTGATTCGCGACCGCTTCAACCTGCCTGACCCGGAGCCCGGGGCGGAACTGCTGGGGATACAGTCGCTGCCCCAGGAGCCGCCCGCCCTGAACCGCGCCCTGAACCGCCAGGGAGCGCCCCAGGAGCCGGACCCGGTGGAGGCCCTGGCTGACGTGGCTCTGGAGGACTGGGAGCGCGTGCTGGCGCCCATGGTGGACCCCGTGCTGGCGCTGGCCGAACGGGCGGAAAGCCTGGAGGCATTCCTGGCCGGGCTGACTGAACTGGCGGCAGGAGGGCTGAATTCCACGGCCTTGGTGCGCAGCCTGGCCGAGGCGACGTTCCGGGCCCGGGGGGTTGGCGATGCGGCGTCCTGACGCGTGCTGCGAGCCGGGGGAATACACCTGCCAGGTGCCCATGGCCATCAGCGGACGGCGTTGCGACATCGATCTGTGCATCGCCGACCTGGTCGCGGCTCTGACCGCCGCAAACATCCGCACAGTGATGAGCTGCTGCGGACACGGGCGCATGGACGGGATCATCATCCTGGCCGACGGACGGGAGCTGGTGATTCGCGGGGTGCGGGACCGTGCCTAGCCATACGCCCAAGCCCGGCTTCAACTTCCCGGGGCCGCCGCCCAGGGAGGCCATGGAGTGGTTCCAGGCCAAGGGGCTCAAGCCCGGATTCGACCACACGGACGTGTGGCGCGAGGAGCACGCCACGTCGTTCACCGTGGCCAAGGCCATGGAGCTGGACGTGCTGACCGCGATCCGCGCCGAGGCGGCCCGGGCCCAGGCCGAGGGGCGCACCATGCGGGAGTTCGCCAAGACGCTCACCCCGCGCCTGCAGGAGCTGGGCTGGTGGGGCCGCAAGGAGGCGGTGGACCCGGTCACCGGCGAGGTGCGCGAGGTGCAGCTGGGCAGCCCACGGCGCCTGGCGACCATCTACCGCACCAACATGCGCACGGCGCGCGCCGCCGGGCAGTGGGCGCGCATCCAGCGCACAAAAGCGTCGCATCCGTTTCTGCTCTACGAGCTGGGGCCCAGCCGTGCCCACCGCCCCGAGCATGTGGGCTGGCACGGGACGCTGCTGCCCGTGGACGACCCGTGGTGGGGCACGCACTACCCGCCCAATGGCTGGGGCTGCAAATGCCGGGTGCGCCAGGTGTCGCGCGCCGAGGCAGAGCGCCTGGGGCGCACGGGGGTGCAGGCGCCGGAGCCCGAGCCGCTTGTTGACGCCGGGACGGGACTGCCCACGGGGCACCGGGCTCCGGCCCGCGTGCGCGTGCAGCGCCAGGCGCCGCCCGTGCGCACCCGACCCTGGAAAAACATCCGCACCGGCGAGACGCACCAGGTGCCCGAGGGCATCGACCCTGGGTGGGATTACAACCCGGGGGCCGCTGGGCGCGGGAAGCACGCCGTGCGGTTGCTGGGCGATAAGATCGCCGCTGCGCCCGGGGAACTGGGAGGCGCCGCGTGGACGGCGTTGCCCGGGGAAGTACGGGATACCCTGGCTGCGGAGTACAGGGACTGGGCCGGGCGGATCCAGGCCGGGGAGCGTGTTGGGCTGGGCGGTCGCCGGACGGTGGGCGCACTGTCCTCCGCAGTCCGCGAGGGCCTGGCCACGCTGGGCGTTGTGCCGGAGTCGGCAGCCCTGACAATTGAGCAGCGCGAGGTTACGCACCTGTTTGCCGAGGCCCGCAAAGGCGCGAAGGCTGTGCCGGAGGGCGTGGTGCTGGATCTGGTACGGCTGCTGGACGCGCCCCTGGCCGTGATATGGGATGGGGCCGGGCGCCGCCCGGCGCTGCTGTATGTGGTGGAGGTGCCCGGGCGCGCCGAACTGGGGCGCATCGCCGTGCGCGTGGACTACGCGGTACGGGGAGGGGTGACCAACGCCGTTCGCAGCGCGGGCATGGTCGCCCCGGCGAACCTGAGGGCACCAGGAATGGTGCTGCTGGAAGGGGAGATCAAGTAGCCCCCGGCGGGACGCCACCCAGGTCATGCCTGGCACCCCCGCATGGAAGGTCGCAACCAACCACTGGCCCGGCGTTTTTCCAGTCTTCAGGGGCTACCGTCTCGAAACAAACATAACGCCGCCCGGGGGGCGTGTAAACCCCGGGGTGCGGAAAAACGCCCCTGGGCGGTCGCAGCCCAGCGCGGCGGCCCGAGGTGCGCGCCCCGGCCCGAACGGGCGGCACAGGGCGTTTATAAACGTTTTTGAACGGGCATCCTTGACGCAGCGGACGCCCCCCCCCTGCCCCTGAACCCTGCCTCGTATCACGCGGCGCCCGCCGCAACTGTTAACCCCCGTTAAAAGACCCTGCCCCGAGCGATGCGCTAGAGGGGCGACATGAGACGTATCGCTTTCAACACCGAGATGCCCGCAGGGCAGGCTCCGGAGTGGGTCGAGCTGATCCCGGCTGGCCCTGAGGTGCGTGGCATCGACGGGCGGGCCTGGGCGTTCGGCCCGGACGACGCCGCCCGGGTCGTCGCCGCGTACAACCGGCGCGGGCTGCCCGTACAGATCGACTGGGAACACGCGACCGAACACCGCGCGCCGAAAGGCCTGGAGGCCCCTGCTGCGGGTTGGATCACCGGGCTGGATATCCGGGGCGGTGCCGTGTGGGGCCGGGTCGAGTGGACCCCCCGGGCGGCGAATCAGATCGCCACGCGGGAATACCGCTACCTGTCGCCCGTGTTCTACCACACGAGATCAGTCCCGAGCCGCGTCGCCGAGCTGCTCTCGGCGGGGCTGACGAATCACCCCAACCTGCGGCTCAAGGCGCTGAACGCCCAGGCCGCCGAACCGGAGGACGAGATGAAGTTGACCAAAGCATTGTGCGCCCTGCTCGGCGTGGCCGAAGACGCCACCGAGGAGCAGATCAACCAGCAGGCGGGGGCCGTGCAGGCCGCCCTGGACAAGGCCAAGAACACCCCCGAAGTGCCCGCAGGCGTGGCCGCCGCCCTGGACCTGCCCGCCGGGTCCACCGCCGACCAGGCCGTGGCCAAGGCCCAGGCCCTGGCGAAGGCCGCCAACCAGCAGCAGCCCGGAGGCCTGGACAAGTATGTGCCCCGCACCGACCTGGACCACGCCCTGACCCGCGCCGCCAACGCCGAGGAGCGGCTGCGCACGATCGAGGCCGCCCGGCGCGAGGCCGACATCGAGGCTGCCGTGACCCAGGCCATCGCCGGGGGCAAGATCGCCCCGGCCAGCCAGGGCTACTACCGCGCCATGTGCGCGGCGGAGGGCGGCCTGGAGGAGTTCAAGAAGTTCGTGGCCACGGCGCCGCAGGTCATCAAGGATCCTGAGCTGCCCGGCAAGCCCGGGGACGCCGACCCGAAGGCCCTGAACGCGCAGCAGGCCAAGATCGCCGAGATGTTCGGCAACACCCCCGAAGACCTGGCCAAGTACGCCGGGTAAGGAGACGACATGGCGCTCACCAGTGACCGCAACACGCCCTACCGGGACGGCGAGCTGATCTCCGTGCCCGTGGCGGCGGGCGTCAAAATCTACGCTGGCAGCCTGGTGGTGGCCACTGCCACCGGCTACGCCGCACCCGGCAGCACCGCCACGACCCTGACCTACCTGGGCCGGGCCGAGGAGCAGGTGGACAACAGCGCGGGCGCCGACGGCGCGCGGACCGTGCTCGTGCGCCGCCGCAAGGCGTTCCTGTTCGCCAACTCGGCCACGGACGCCGTGGACCAGGCGTGCGTGGGCAAGCCCTGCTACATCGTGGACGACCAGACCGTGGCCAAGACCCACGGCACCAACACCCGTTCGGCCTGCGGGATCGTGCTCGGCGTCGGCGCCGAGGGCGTCTGGGTCGAGTAAAGGAGAGACACATGCCCATCAAACGCACTGTTTCCATCTGCCTGGCCTGGCTGCTGCTGTTTGCCGTGGCCCTGACCCTGTCCTTCCAGACGGCCCATGCGTCCCAGGCTGACCCCGGCGGCGCCTGGCCGCTGCTCGGCTTCGGCGGTCTGCTGGTCAACCGCGCGGTGCTGAACGACGTGTTCACCAACCTCAAGACCACCTTCCACAAGGCCTTCGATGCCGCGCCGAGCCTGTGGGAGAAGATCGCCATGAAGGTGACCTCCACGGGCAGCCAGAACGACTATGCGTGGCTGTCCAATTTCCCCCGGATGCGCAAATGGGTCGGGGACAAGGTCATCAAGGCGCTGGAGGGATTCCGCTACTCGATCGTCAACGACGACTTCGAGGCGACGGTGTCGGTCAAGCGCAGTCACATCGAGGACGACACCCTGGGCATCTACGGGCCGCAGGCCCAGATGGCCGGATTTTCGGCCAAGCAACTGCCCGACGAGATCGTGTTCGACCTGGTCAACCAGGGGTTCACCGCTCTGTGCTACGACGGCCAGTACTTCTTCGACACGGACCATCCGGTGGCCGGTGCGTCGGTCAGCAACAAGGGCGCAAAGGCGCTCTCTGCGGCCACCCTGGCCGCCGCCCAGGGCAGCTACGGCGCCGCCCGCACGGCGCTGCGCAAGATGCGCGACGACGAGGGCCGTCCGCTGAACATCACGCCCAACGTGCTGCTGGTGCCTCCGGCGCTGGGAGACACCGCGCGCCTGCTGATGACCACCGAGCGGCTGGAGGACGGCAAGCCCAACCCCTACAGGGGCACCGCCGAGGTCGTGGAAAGCGCCCACCTGACCAGCGACACGGCCTGGTTCCTGCTCGACACCACCAAGCCGGTCCGCCCGTTCATCTACCAGGAGCGCAAGAAGCCCGTCTTCGTGCAGCAGATCGACATGAGCGCGGACGACGTGTTCACGCGCGGGGAGTACAAGTTCGGCGCCGAGGCCCGGGCCGCCGGGGGCTACGCCTTCTGGCAGATGGCCTACGGCAGCACCGGGACCGAGTAAGGAGGCACCATGAGCATCATCATCACCAGCAAGAAGGACGGCTTCCGCCGGGCGGGCCTGCCCCACCCGGCGCAGGCCACCTCGTACCCGGACGATCGCTTCTCGCCCGCAGAGCTGGCGGCCCTCCAGGCCGAGCCCCTGCTCGTGGTCCAGGTGGTCGAGGATCCCGCTGCCGAGCAGCAGGCCGAAGACGAGCCCGGCGCCAAGGCCCAGGGCGCCAAGGCCAAGAAGGAGAGCCGCTAGTGCCCTACGCCAGCGCGCAGGACATCGTCGACCGCTACGGCGAGGACCGGCTGCTGGTCCTCGCCGACCGCGACGGCGACGGGCAGGCCGACCAGGACGCCCTGGACCGGGCCCTGGCCGACGCCGTCGCGGAGGTCGACGGGTATGTGGGGGCGCGCCACGCGCTGCCGCTGCCCGGTGTGCCCCTGGTGCTGACCAGGCTGGCGGTGGACATCGCCGTCTACCGCCTGGCGGGCAGCGCGGACGTGCTGACCGACGAAATCCGCACCCGCTACGAGGACGCCGTGGGCGTGTTGCGGCGCATCAGCTCCGGGGAGGTGTCCCTTGGGCTGGCGCCCACGCCCACGGTGTCGGGCGGGACGGTGGAAATGCTGTCCCAGCCCGCCCGTTTCGGGCGGGGGAGGTTCCGCCCGTGAGTATGGCGCTGCGGGTCGACCTGCGCGAGCTGGGCGCCCTGGCCCAGCGCATCGAGGCGCTGGCCGCCGTGGACACGCCTGGCCTGCTGGACGCTGTGGGCGCGGAGGTGGAGTCGCAGACCCGGCGACGCATCGCCGAGGAACGCCAGGCTCCCGACGGCACGCCCTGGGCGGCGTGGTCGCCGCGCTACGCGGCAACGCGGCACGGCGGGCACAGCCTGCTGCAGGCCGAGGGCGGGCTGCTGGACTCCATCCAGTATGTGGTGGCCGGTGACGCGGTGGAGGTCGGGTCCAACCTGGTCTACGCGGCCATCCACCAGTTCGGCGGGGCGGAGGTGGGCAAGCAAACCCCCGCCCGGCCCTACCTCGGCCTGTCGCCCGACAACCTGGCCGATCTGGGGCGCCTGGTGGACGAGTGGGCCGCCGGGCAGATGGAGGCCAGGTGATGCAACAGATTTTGGACGCGGTGCGCGACGGCCTGCAGGCTCAGGTGCCCGGCCTGCGCACCTGCGAGGTGCATGGCGGGCGGTTCGACGAGGAGGAACTGCGGCGGGTGTGCCAAGCCGCACCCGCCGTCTATGTGGCGGCGCTGGACGTGCGCCTCGTGGACCGCAGCCTGGAGTTGACCCTGGCGGCGTTCGTGGTCGCCAAGGACTCCGCCGGGGCGACGCGCGACCGGGCCGCCCTGGCCATGGTCGCCGCCACGCTGCGCGGCCTGGACCGGCAGGATTGGGGCCTGGCGGCCACCGAGACCGCCCCGGCCCAGGTCCAGGCCCAGAACCTGTTCGCCAGCCGGGTCGCGCAGCGCGGCGTGGCCATGTGGGGCGTGAGCTGGCGGCAGCGGTTCGAGCTGCCCGGGGCTCTCGACCCCGCCACGATCGACGTGCTGGCCACGGTGTTCGCGGAGCAGGCCCAGGCCGACGGGGCGCCCGTGGCCCAGGACCATATAACCCTGCCTCAGGAGTGACGCATGAAGACGCTCTACCTCAAGCCCGGCGCGGGACTTGCCGTGCTGGACCCCGCGACGGGGCAGCCCCTGCCCCAGGACGGGGCCGACGTGCCCGACACCACCTATTGGCGCCGCCGCCTGCGCGACGGCGACGTGGCCCGGGCCACCCGGCCCAAGGCCAAGAAGGAGGCCTAGATGACGATCAGCTTCAACCAGATCCCGGACACCATCCGGGTGCCGCTGTGCTACGTCGAGTTCGACAACAGCATGGCCGTACAGGGTACGCCCAACTACATGAGCAAGATCATGGTGTTCGGGCAGATGCTGGAGACGGGCGCGGCAACGCCGGGCAGCCCCGTGCAGGTGCTGTCCGCCGACCACGGCGTCAAGCTCTTCGGGCGGGGCTCGATGCTGGCGGCCATGTTCGCGGGGCTCAAGGGCGCCAACGCCTACACCGAGACCTGGGCCGTGCCCCTGGCCGACGATGCCGAGGGTGTGGCGGCCAGCGGGGCGCTGACGGTCACGGGCCCGGCTACGGGCTCGGGCACCCTGGCCCTGTATGTGGCCGGGGTCCGGGTGCGCGTCGGCATTGCGGCTGGGGACACCGCCGCCGCAATCGCCACCAAGATCGCCGCCGCCATCGCCGCCGAGCCCGACCTGCCCGTGACCGCCGCCGTGAACGGGGCCGTGCCCGAAAAGGTGGACCTGACCTGCCGCTGGAAGGGCGAGACGGGCAACGCCATCGACCTGCGCCTGGGCTACTACGGCGAGACGCTGCCCTCCGGCGTCGGCGTGGCCGTCACCGCCATGAGCGGCGGCACGGCCAACCCGGACCTGGCCGACGCCCTGGCGGCCCTGGGCGACGGCTGGTGGAACTACCTCTGCACCCCGTACACCGACGCCGCGAACATGGCGGCCCTGGAAGCCGAGCTGGACGCGCGCGGCGGACCGCTCAAGATGGTGGACGGCGTGGCCTTCGCGGCGCTGGCCGGATCGCACGCCGCCGCGACCACCTGGGGCGCGGCCCGCAACCACCAGGCCGTCAGCTGCATGGCCATGGGCCAGAGCCCGACGCCGCCGTGGACCTGGGCCGCCGTCAACTGCGGCGTGGCCGCGTATCACCTGGACATCGACCCGGCCCGGCCCCTGCAGACCCTGGAGCTGCCGGGCTGCCTGCCCCCGGCGGTGGAGGATCGCTGGACCATGGTCGAGCGGAACCTGCTGCTGTACAGCGGGTTGGCCACGCACACCGTGACCCGGGACGGGGCCGTGCAGATCGAACGGCAGATCACGACCTACCAGACCAACAGCTACGGCCTGCCCGACCCCAGCTACCTGGACGTGACCACCCCGGCGACCCTGTCGTACCTGCGCTACGCCATCCGGACGCGCATCACCCAGAAGTTCCCGCGCCACAAGCTGGCCGACGACGGCACGCGCTTCAGCCCCGGCCAGGCCATCGCCACCCCGCGCATCGTGCGCGCCGAGCTGCTGGCGCTCTTCCGCGAGCTGGAGGCCAAGGGGCTGGTGGAGAACTTCGACTCCTACAAGGCCACCCTGCTGGTGGAACGCGATCCCGACGACCGCAACCGCCTGAACGTGCGGTCCAACCCCGACCTGGTCAACCAGCTGCGCATCTACGCCCAGCAGGTCCAGTTCATTCTCTAGGAGCAGTCCATGAAGTACACCGGCAGCGCCATCATCCGCGTGGACGGGGCGGAAATCCCCTCCGACGGCAAGGGCTCCCTGACGCCCGGCGGCATGGCCCGCGAGGTCGCCACCGACGGCACCAAGACCCTGGGCTACACCGAGAACTACGAACCCCCCGTGCTCAAGTGCAAGGTGCGCCACGGGGCGGACCTGTCGATCACGGCCTTGCAAAACCTGACCGACGCCACCGTGATGTTCGAGACGGACACGGGCAAGGTGTTCACCCTGCGCGGGGCGTTCACCACCAACGCCCTGGAGCTGTCCGAGGGGCAGGTGGACCTGGAAATGTCGGCCCTGAGCTGCGACGAGGAGTAGCCATGCACGAGACCGCGACCGTCACTGTTGCATTGAAGCACGGGTACCGGCTGGGTGAAACCGCCCTGCGCCAGGCGGTGCTCCGCGAGTTGACCACCGGCGACATCCTGGACGCCCGGGCGGCCTCGGAGCGGCTGGTCATGGTGCCGGGCGAAGGGCCGGCCCTGGTGTGCAGCCCCTCGGGCATGGGCGTGGAGACCCTGCGGCGGCAGATCGTGCGCCTGGAGGACGGCGGGGAGCCGCTGCAGGGGCCGCTGTCCGTCGCCCAGATGGGGCGGCTGCACCCCGACGACTTCGCGGCCATCCAGGACGCGGCGGACCGGATGGACGCCGCCAGCCTGCAGGCCGCCGAGAGGGCCGCCGCCCGGGGGCGAGCTGACGGGGGCGGCGGCGGCGCTTGAGCCCCTGCCCCTGATCCTGGCCAGCCGCACGGGCTGGGGCCCCACAGAGGTGGGCGCCCTGCCCGTGCGCCGGGCCCTGGCCTACCTGCGCCTGCTGAACCCCTGACCAGCCTGAAACGAGCGACACATGAGCGACCTGCGCACATCCATCGTCCTGTCCCTGACCGGCAACCTCGAAGCCCGCGCGCGGCGCTACGGCAGCGCCGTGGGCCAGTTCGCGGGCGGGGCCGAGCGGCAGCTCGGGCGCGTGGCGCGCTCGGCGGCGGCCCTGGGCCGGGGGCTGGACGCGCTGGGCAACAAGTACACGGCCATGCTGGGCGGGGTCAGCGCAGCAGGCACGGCCAAGATGCTGGCGGACCTGCAACTGCGCTTCACCCGCCTGGGCATCCAGGCGGGCGTGTCCGACGAAGCCGTCCAGAACCTCAAAAAATCCATATATGATGTGGCCCTGGCCCCGGACATCCGGGCCGACCCCTCGGAAATCACCTCCGCCATTGAGGCGATCGTCGAGATGACGGGCGACCTGGGGTTCGCGCAAGAGAACATCCGCAACATCGGCGTGGCGATCCAGGCCACCGGCGTGGCAGGGGCGGACATCGGCGGCCTGTTTGCCGAGTTCCAGAAAATGGACATCAAGGCCCCGGACGAGGTGCTGCGGGCCCTGGACACGCTGAACCAGCAGGGCAAGATTGGCGCGTTCACCCTGCGGGATTTGGCAGGCCTGGGGCCCCGGGTGATCACGGCCTATACGGCCATGGGCCGGGGCGGCACCGACGCCCTGCTTGAGATGGGCGCGGCGCTGCAGATGGTCCGGAGGGGCACGGGCAATTCGGAGCAGGCGGCGACGGCCTTCGAGGCGACGATGCGTACCCTGCGCGACCCCACCAAGCTGAAGGCCCTCCGCAAGGCGGGTATCCAGGTGTTCGACCCCGAGCGGCTCAAGGCGGGCCAGCGGGTGTTGCGGCCCATCAACGAGCTGATGGCCGAGATCATCGAGCGCACGCGGGGTGACAGTGTAAAGATGGGGAGCATTTTCGACGCCGAGGCGATACGGGCGTTCAACCAGGCGGCAGGCGAATTCCAGCGCACGGGTGCGCTGGGCAGCCTGGACACGTTCATGGCCGTTCAAGGGGACGGCACCACAACCCTGGCCGATTCCGCGCGTGCTGCAAGCAAGGCGGCATCGGCCATGACGGCCCTGATGACGGCCTGGAAGCAGGTGATGGACGAGGAGTTGAGCAGTCCGATCCAGGCGGCTGCAGACGCTCTCAACGCCCTGGGGCCTGAGAACACGGGGCGCATCATCAAGGGCATCGCGGGCGTCGGCGTGGCCCTGGGCGGGCTGGTGCTGGCGCGCAAGGCCTGGACCATGGGCCGGGGGGCGTGGAGCTTCCTGCGCGGCGGCAAAGGCGGAGGCGGCGGGGCCGCCACAGGCCTGGGCGGCCTGCCCGTGCCGCTGCCCGTGTATGTGGTCAACAGCCGGATGAGTCTGCTGCCCGGCGAGTATGGGGGCGGCTACGCGGGGGGCGCTGCGGGCGGCGCCAAGGGCGGGCGGAGCACCCTGGGCAAGCGCGGCGGGCGCGTGGGGCGACTGTTGGCGCGCTTTGGCGGCATGGGGCGCTACGCCGGACGCCTGGGCGGAGCGGCGTCCATTGTGGCCGCCGGTGTCGGCCTGGCCGACGTGCTGACCGACGACAGCCTGACGGGCGGAGAGAAGACCACAGCTGCGGGCGGCTACGCGGGGGGCGCTGCGGGCGGCGCGCTTGGGGGCTGGGGCGGCGCGGCCCTGGGCGCGGCCATCGGCACGGCCATCCTGCCCGGCATCGGCACCGCCGTGGGCGGGGCCCTGGGCGGATTGGGCGGTTCCCTGGCGGGCTACCTGGGCGGCGAGTGGGGCGGGGCGAAGCTGGCCGAGTGGTTTGCCGGGGGCAAGGGCGCGGAGCCTGAACCGGCGCAGGCGTCTGTGCTCGTCTCCATTAGCGACGACCGCGTGCGGGTCAAGCGCATGGAGGCCCAGGGGATGGATCTGGACGTGGATACCGGCGTGGTGCTCGGGGGGGTGGGCCGATGAGCTGGCGCGAGAACCTGCGCAGCGCGTCGTTCCGGGGCGCGCCGTTCCACGTCCGGTCGCACGACGCGACCCTGGGGCGCCGCACGGTGCAGCACGAGTACCCGCTGCGCGACACGCCGTACACCGAGGACATGGGGCGCCTGGCGCGCGGCTGGCGGGTGGAGGCTTTCGTGCTGGGGCCGGACTACATGGCCGCGCGGGATGCGCTGCTCGCCGCCCTGGAAGAGCCCGGCCCGGGCACGCTGGTCCACCCCTGGCTGGGCAGCCTGCGGGTGTGTGTGGCGCGGGCAACACTGCGCGAGACCACGGACAAGGGCGGCATGGCCACGGTGTCCGTGGAGTTCCTGGAAGCGGGCGAGGACAGCGCGCCGAGCCGCAGCGTGGACACGGGGGCCCTGGTCGGCGAGGCAGCCGATGCGGCGACCGGCACCCTGGCCGAGGATTTCGTCGCGCACTACGACACGCAGGGCTACCCGGAGCATGTGCGCGAGGACGGGGCCTGGAGTCTGGGCGCGGTGAGCGATGCGCTGTCGCAGGCGCTGGGTGTCGTGCGGGCCCCCAGCGGGACGCTGGCCGCCATCCAGGGCCAGACCACGAGCCTGGCGGCCCAGGCGCTGACGCTGGCCGGGGCTCCGGGCGCCATGGCCTCGGGGGTGCTGGGCACGCTGGCGGCGCTGTCCGGCTCCGGGAGCGGCGTGCTGGCAGCCTTCCGGACGATGTGGGATTTCGGGCTCTCGCGTTCCTGGGGGGCGACGGGCACGGCGGCGCGGGGGTCCGCATCGCTGTCCACCGCCGCCCTGGTCGTGCCCGCCGGGGCCGAGGCCACAACCGCCACCCGCACCCTGGCCAACCGCGCCGCCGTGGCGGCACTGGTGCGCCGGGCGGCAGTGGTCGAGGCCAGCCGGGCGGCGGCGAGCCAGGACTACGCGTCGGCCAACGACGCCCTGGCCACGCGCGAGGAACTGGGGGAGCGCCTGGACCTGGAAATGGACAGTGCCAGCGACAGGGCGTTCCGGGCGCTGGGCGCCGTGCGCACGGCGCTGGTGCTCGACCTGACCGAGCGCGGAGCCCGGTTGCCCGCGCTGCGCTCCTATCGGCCCGGGGCCACCCTGCCTGCGCTGGTGGTGGCCCACAATATCTGGGGCGACGCGACGCGGGCGGACGAAGTCGTCAGCCGCAACCGGGCCGTGGTGCGCCACCCGGGCTTCGTGCCCGGCGGCGTGGATCTGGAGGTGCTGGATGCCTAGGGCGGTGCTGCAGATCGGCTCGTCCCGCTACGAGGGCTGGACCCGTATCAGCGTGGCCCGGGCCCTGGACAGGGTGTCCGGGCGCTTCGACCTGGCGCTGACGGAACGCTGGCCAGGGCAGCGGACCACGCGTCCGGTGCGCCCGGGGCAGGCCTGCACCGTGGCCCTGGATGGGCACACCGTCATCACCGGCTATGTGGACGAGGTGTCGGTGGACTACGACGCCACCGCGCACACCGTGAGCGTGCAGGGCCGTGACAAGACCGGGGATCTGGCCGACTGCAGCGCCCCGGCCTCGCAATTCACAGGCCGCACCCTGGCCCAGGTGGCCCGGGATCTGTGCGCGCCCTACGGCGTTCAGGTCCGCGATCTGGCCCAGGCCGGGGCACCGTTTCGCACATTCAAGGGCGGCGAGGGCGACAGCGTGCTGGAGGTGCTGGAGGCCGCCGCACGGGTGCGGGCCGTGCTGCTCACGTCGGACGGCGCGGGCCACCTGGTCCTGACGCGCAGCGCCGGGGCCAGCCGGGGCGGCGCCCTGACCCTGGGGGACAACGTGGTCAAGTGCAGCGCGCGGTTCAGCGAACGTGACCGGCACCATCTCTACACCATTAAGGGCCAGGCCGCCGGGGACGACGACTGGTCCGGCGAAGCCGCTGCGCACCCCTGCGCCACGGCCCGCGACCAGGGCGTGACCCGCCACCGGCCCAAGACGATCATCGCCGAGGAGAGCATCGACCAGGCGGCGGCCACGGCCCGCGCGGCCTGGGAGCGCGACGTGCGCTACGGGCGGTCGCGGACCGTGACCTACACCGTGCAAGGCTGGACGCACCCGGGCGGACTCTGGGAGCCGGGCGTCCTGGCCAGGGTGGAGGACGCCTTCCTGGGCTACGACGGGGCCGAATTGCTGGTGTGCTCCGCAACCTGGCTGCTGGACGACGAGGGCTGCCGCACCGAGCTGGAGCTGTGCCCGCCCGAGGCCTTTGCGCTGGTGGAACTGCCCGAACCCGGCGAGGAGGAGGGCTGGTGATGCTGCGCAACCTGCACAAGCTGCTCGACCCCGTGCGGCGCGCGGTGCGCCTGTTGCTGACCCGGGGCGTGCTGCGCCTGGTGGCCGACGACGCCACGCTGCAGCGCGTGCAGGTCACCGCGCTGGCCGGGGAGACCCTGGACGGCCTTGAGCGGTGGCAGGACTACGGCATCACCAGCGTGCCGCACCCCGGCGCCGAGGTGCTGGTGGGCTCTGTTGGCGGCAACCGCAGCCACGCTGTGGTGCTGCGGGTGGATGACCGCCGGTACCGCCTGCGCGGCCTGGAAGACGGCGAGGTGGCCCTCTACACGGACGAGGGCGACGTGATCCACCTGGCGCGGGGCCGCCGGGTGCGTATTTCGACCCTGCACCTGCACATCGACGCCGCCGAGGACGTGGCCGTGCAGACGACGCGCTACGAGGTGACCGCCTCGGAGGCGGTGGAGTTCGTGACGCCCAGCCTGACTGCCCGCGCGGCGGGCGGGGGCGCGTCCGTCGCGCGGTTCGAGGGGGCAGTGCATGTGACCGGCGACGTGACCACCGATGCGGATGTGCGCGCGCAGGGCGTTTCCCTGCGCGGGCATGTCCACCCCGAGAACGACGGCGGCGGCCCCACTGATCCGCCGCAGGAGAGCTAGGATGGACGCGGCCCTGGTCTGGACCGACACCGGAGGCGACCTGCAGGTGCTGGGCGGGGATCTGCTGGCCGAGGAGAGCCTGGCCACCGCCGTGGTGCTGTCGTTGTTCCTGGACAGGCGGGCGCTGCCCGAGGACGAACTGCCGCACGGCGGGACGGACCGGCGCGGCTGGTGGGCCGACGCCTTCGGTGATGCCGACCTGACGGGGTCGCGGCTGTGGCTGCTGTGGCGGCGCAAGCAGTTGCCCGAGGTGCTGGCCGAGGCCCGCGAGTACGCCGAAGAGGCCCTGGGCTGGCTGGTGGAGGACGGCGTGGCCACCAGCGTGAGCGTGGCCACCAGCTTCCCGCGCAGGGGGATGTTGCAGTGGAACATCCGCATCACCCGCACCTCCGGCTCGGAGTCCACCTATTCATTCACCAGGGCATTGGAGGGATAAATGCCGTTTGACAGACCGGACTTCCAGACCCTGCTGGACCGTGCCCTGGCCGATATCCAGAGCCGCCTGCCCGACGCCTCGCCGCAGTTGCGGCGGTCGCTGCTGGGCGTGGTGGCCAGGATGCACTCGGGGGCGGTGCATGGGCTGTATGGGTACCTGGACTGGCTGGCCAGGCAGGCCATGCCCGACACCGCCGAGGCCGAGCACCTGGAACGGTGGAGCAGTTGGTGGGGCGTGACGCGCAAGGCCGCCAGCTGCGCCAGCGGCGAGGTGACCCTCGCGGGCACCTCCGGCGCGGTGGTCCCGACGGGCACGGTGCTGGCCCGGGCCGACGGCGCGACCTACGCCACCACCGCCGAGGTAGCGATGAGCGCGGCAGGCACGGCCACGGCCCCCGCCGTTGCCGACGAGCCCGGGCAGAGCGGCAATGCCGACGCCGGGCTGGCGCTGACGCTGGTGACGCCCCTGGCGGGGGTCCGGGGGGCGCTGGCCGCAGCGGGGTTCGGGGGCGGCGCGGACGAGGAAGGCGACGGCTCGTTGCTGGCCCGGCTGCTGGCGCGCGTGCGCAACCCGCCCCAGGGCGGCGCGGCACAGGACTATGAGGCCTGGGCCCTGGGTGTGGCCGGTGTGACCCGGGTGTGGGTTGCCCCGCAGGAACAGGGCCCGGGGACCGTGGTCGTGCGCATCATGACGGACGACTCCACCCCGGATGGCATCCCCACGGCCCTGGACGTGGCCGCCGTGCAGGCCGTCATCGAGGCCGCCCGCCCCGTGACGGCGGAGGTGACCGTGGTGGCGCCGCTGCCCGTGCCCCTGGACATGACCGTGCGCCTGGCCCCCAACACCGCAGCCGTGCGGGCCGCCGTGCAGGCCGAGGTGACGGCGCTGATCCGGCGGCAGGCCCGCCCGGGGGGCACCATTCCACTGTCGCACCTGCGCGAGGCCATCAGCGTGGCGCCCGGGGAGACGGACCACCAGCTGGTCAGCCCTGCGGCGGACGTGGCCCACGGGCCGGGAGAGATCGCTGTTCCCGGGGCCATCGTCTGGGAGGATATGTAATGGGCCGCAGCGCACAGGATTTCCAGGCCCAATTGCAGGCCTTGCAGCCGCCCGGCGCCGCACTGCCCCAGGACATGGACTCGACGTGGGGGCAGTTCCTGGCCGCGCTGGCCGGGGAGCTGGCCCGGGTGGACGCGCGCTCGGACGACCTGCTCGACGAGGTCGATCCGCGATCGACCCTGGAACTGCTGCCCGACTGGGAGCGGGTCTGCGCCCTGCCCGACGCCTGTACTGGGGACGCCACCACGCTCCAGGAGCGTCGCCGCGCCGTTGTGCGCGTGCTGACCGCGCGCGGCGGGCAGAGCCCCGCGTATTTCCAGGCCGTGGCCAGCGAGCTGGGATACAGCGTGATCATCGAGGAATTCCGGCCATTCATCGCCGGGGCCAGCCGCTGCGGCGACGTGCTGAACGGTCCGGCGACGGTGCGGCATACCTGGCGGGTGCGCGTGCTGGGTCCGCGCGTGACCTGGTTTCGCGCCGGGGCCAGCCGCTGCGGCGACCTGCTCGGGGCCATCGCCCGCGCCCAGGACCTGGAGTGCGTCCTGGGACGATTGGCTCCGGCGCACACCCATCTGATCGTAGCCTACGAGGAGGATTGACATGCAATACGTTCCCCCGCTCGGCGCTGAAGCCGACGCCGCGTATGTGGACGCCCAGCCCGCGCTGGGCATCGAGGGCAGCGTGGTGCCCGCCGCCGCCATCGAGCACCCCCAACGCGAGATCCTCGACGTGATCGAGGCGGCAGAGCTGGAGCCGGACGGCGCCACCCTGACGCAACTGCGCGCCGCCATCATGGCCCTGGCCGGGGCCGAGGTCGGCGCGCACGCCACCCGCACCGACAACCCCCACGCGGTGACCGCCGCGCAGGCCCTGGCCGTGCCCCTGGCGGGCCCTGCGACCCTGACGGGGGCCTATGCGGCGCCGCCGCTGGCCCTGGGCGAGGTTGCCACCGAGCAGGTGCAGCTCACCCTGGGGGCGCGCAGCCACCAGAGCGTGACCGTGACCCACGCTGCCGCCGTTTTTGCCGACCCGGCGGACCTGGCCACCTGGCCCGGCGGCGAGGTCAGGCTGTGGCTGACCATGGGCCCGGCTGCCGCCTTCGTGGGGCATGGCGTGGGCCTGGTCGAGCAGTATGGCAGCTGCGCCGACATGCTGGCGGGGCGGACCTACCTGGTCCACCTGCTCGGCCAGGGCGACGGGCAGTTGCACGCCTACATCGAAGAGGTGCTCTGATGTCCGCGCCGCTGACGCCCTCGCTGCCGATCCGCCGCTGCTCGTGCCGGTATCCGGTGCAGATCGGGAACGGCCTGTTGCTGGACAGCGCCGCCGGGACGGCTCAATACCTGTCGCGCACGCCGCCCAGCACGGCGGGCAATCGGTCCACCTGGACGTGGAGCGGGTGGGTGCGCCGGGGCTCGCTGGCCGGGATCGCGGGGCTCTTCGGCGCGCGCCAGGCCGGGGCGACCAGCGCCACCTACCTGGCGATCGTATCCCACTGTCTGGTGTACTACGACGTGCTGGCTGGCGTCGTGCAGGCCCACGCCACCTCCGCCCCGCTGCTGCGCGACGTGGGCGGCTACTACCACATCGTCTGCGCCGTGGACTATACCCACGCCGACCCCCTGGAGCGCGTGCGGCTCTACGTCAACGGGGAGCGCCAGGCGCTCACGCTGGTGGCTACGCCGACCCCCTCCCACCAGAGCCGCGTCAACAGCGTGCAGCCGCACAGCCTGGGCCGCAGCGTGGACGGGGCGGGCACTGCTTCCTACCTGGACGGGTTCCTGGCCGCCGTGGATTTCGTGGACGGCGCGGCCCTGGGCCCGGAGGCGTTCGGGGCCCCGCGCGGGGACCACTGGGTGCCGCTGGTCTACACGGGGGAGCGGGGCTTCAACGGCACGCGGCTGGAGTTCGGGGCCCCGGGCGACCTCGGCGCCGACACCAGCGGCGCGGGCAACCACTGGACGGTCAACGGTGCCCCGGTCCAGACCCTGGACAGCCCGACCAACACCTACCCGACGCGGCAGCAGGCGTGTGGCTCGGACTACTACTCCGGCACCGAGTACGGCGTGACCACGCTGGGCGGGCTGCGGACCCGGGCGAGCGCCTACACGTTCGCGTGGTGGCCGACGATCCACCTGCCTGCCCGAGGTCGCTGGTATTTCGAGGTCCGGCAGAGCGTGGCGGGCGATATCGGCCTGCGGCTCGGCGTGGTGGTGCCGACCCAGCGCGACCTGAACCATGGCGCCTACACGCTTGGGGACACCGTGGCCGGAGGCGGCGTGCTGTATCGCGTGGACAACAGCACTGTCGTCCGCTGGGCCGGGGCCTCGTACGAGACGCTGGCCACGGGCCTGGGCACCAACGTCGCCAACAACGTCCACGGCGTGGCCGTGGATCTGGACGCCCGGGAGATGAGATGCACCTGCAACGGCGTTCAGGTCAGCGGCCCCCACGCGCTGCCCGCAGTTGGCGACCGTTGGAGCTTCGTCCTCGCCGCGCACCTGGCGGGGAGCAACATCCTGATGGACTTCGGGCAACTCGGCTGGTGGTACGGCCCGCCTGCGGGCTACCAGCCCCTCTGCACGGCAAACCTGCCCTGCGGCCTGGCCACGGTGTCGGGCACCTACACCGGCACCGGCCTCGCAAACGGGCCGTATGTGCCCACGGGCTGCGAGCTGGACTCGCTGACCATCAACGGCACGGCACTCTACAACGACGGCTCGGCGCGGGGCGTGGTCGATTTCCTGGCCGCTGGATTCAAATTGCGCTCGTCTGCGCACAACGCCAACGGCACAACCTACACCTGGACTGGCGTGGTGCGCACCGAGCAGCGGTGCGCCAACGCCGTGGTCAACTAGAGCTAGGAGAGCAAGCATGTACCAATACCCTGACGGCACCGAGCACCGGGGGCTGCCCCCGACCGTGGAGCGGGACGGCGTGCAGTACTACACCGCGCGCCTGGCGGAGGCGCATCTGGTAGGCCTGGGCTACCGGCGGATCGTGGACGTGACAGAGGTGCCCCCGGGCCAGCAGCGGGCCAGCACCTACACCGACGCAGTGGTGGACGGGCGCGTCCTGCGCACCTACGACCTGGAGCCGGAGCCCGCCCCGTCCCCCGAGGCCCGGCGCGAGGAGATCCTGGCCGAGCTGACGGCCCTGGACGCCGCCAGCGCCCGGCCCCTGCGCGCGGTGCTGACCGCCCAGACCGCCGGGCAGCCCCCCGCCGCCGAGGACGTCGCCCGCCTGGCCGACCTGGAAGCCCAGGCCCAGGCCCTGCGCACCGAGCTGGCGGGGCTGGCCGAGTAGCCGCAGGCTCTTTGACAAGGAGGCCCGGCCCCAAGACGGGGCCGGGCGCATGAGAGGAACAGGCGGGGGTGCTGCCGCACCCCCACTGGCCCGGTGCGCGAACACCGGACCACCGCCCGCAGGCAGCTGCTCCATTCCCCTGATCAGGGTGGAGATTCCCTAGCAGGCGCGGGCCGAATCGTAAAGAGAGCCATGACAACCCAGGAGACCGCCTCAGTGTCACCGGTCGCCCCCTACATCGGGGGCAAGCGCCGCCTGGCGGCGCGCGTCATCGAGCACATCAACGCCTGGCCGCATGAGACCTACGCCGAGCCCTTCGTGGGCATGGGAGGCGTGTTCCTGCGGCGGCCCACCCCGGCCCGGTGCGAGGTCATCAACGACGCCTCGCGCGACGTGGCCACCTTCTTCCGGATTCTCCAGCGCCATTACCCGCAGTTCATGGAGACGCTCAAGTTCCAGATCACGAGCCGCGCAGCGTTCGAGCGGCTGTGCGTCACGGACCCAGACACCCTCACGGACCTGGAGCGCGCCGCCCGCTTCCTTTACCTCCAGCGGCTGAGTTTCGGGGGCAAGGTCACAGGCCGGACGTTCGGTGTGGACCAGGGCCGGGGAGCCCGTTTCAACCTCAACACCCTGGGCACGCGCCTGGAGGAGCTGCACGAGCGCCTGGCCGGAGTGGTCATTGAGTGCCTCGACTTCGAGGTGTTCCTGCGCCGCTACGACCGCCCGGGAACCCTGTTCTACCTGGACCCGCCTTACTACGGAACCGAGGGCTACTACGGCCCCGGCCTGTTCGGGCGCGATGATTTCGAGCGCCTGGCCCGGGCCCTGGGCCAGCTCCGGGGGCGCTTCCTGCTCTCCCTCAACGACTGCCCCGAGGTCCGGGCGCTGTTCCAGGGGTTCGAGCTGATCCCGCTGACAACCACCTACACGGTCCGTGGCCGAGGCGCCGCCGCCCCGGCCCGTGAGCTGTTGATCACCTCATGA